TTCTGCGGTTTGTTACCGCTCGACCGCTGGCTGGTCGACCCGTCACTCACCGATCTAGTCACCGATCAACGGTCACTCGATTACGGCAAGCCAAAGTTTTATACCACGGTTGGTGACACGCCATTGCCGCCGAGTACCCGAATCCATCACACGCGGTTTATCCGGTTTGATGGTGTCAAGCTGCCATACTACCAGCGGCTCAGCGAAAACCTGTGGGACATGTCGGTGCTGGAACCCTTGTGGGACCGGTTGATGTCGTTCGATATGACCACTGCGAGCACCGCGCAGTTGGTGAACCGTGCGAGTGTCCGCAAGCTGTTTATCGAGAAGTGGAAGGAGACAGTCGGTACCGGCGGTGACATGCTGGCGGCACAGTTACAAGCAATCGACTTCCTGCGGTTCTACCAACAAAACGAGGGTATCTCAATCCTCGATGCCAACGACCGCTTGGAAAGTGACGTTTATTCGTTTACCGGCCTCGATGCGGTGCTGATCCAGATGGGTCAGCAAATCTCCGGTGCTCTGGGTATCCCGCTAGTGAGACTCTTTGGTCAGTCACCGGTTGGTCTGAACTCCACCGGTGAGTCAGACATCCGAAATTATTATGATATGATAAAATCCCAACAGGAACGTAAGTTCCGCAGACCAGTTGATAACCTGATCGAGGTGGTGGCAAAGTCACTCGGCATAAAGATACCCAACGGCTTTAGCTGGTTCTTTAATCCCTTGTGGCAGTTGCAGGAGATTGAAAAGGTACAAATTAGTTCCGGTGTCACCCAACAGGTGTTACAGGCTTTTGAGGCCGGTGTTGTCACCGATCAGGCACTGATATTTAAGGAACTCAAGCAACAGAGTCACCGCACGGGTGTGTGGACAAACATCACCGACGAGATGATTGACCAAGCCGAAAACGCGCCACCGCTGTCACCGCCTGGGGTGGGGACTCCTGGTGCCAGCGGGCCGGGTGGCGAGCCGCCAGCACCCTCCTTCCTCCCTGGAGAGGGTCAGCCTGGGCAGCTACCAAAACCCGGCGGGCAGGACGAGGAGCGGTCATTTCTTCCTGGTGGCAGTGGCAGGGTGAAGCAGCACCGCTCCTCGTTCTTGCCGGGAGGCATGCGAACTATATTGGGTGCCGGTGGCGAGAAGGCGAGTGACGATGACGAGCCTGAGTTACCGTTCGAGTCACCGCACCGCACCAAGAAGCCGATCTTTCATGTCTACACCAGTGACCAGGATGGACCGCCAAAGCGGATCGCTAACTATGCCGGGTTCAAGGTGTGTGTCGAGTGTGAGCAAGGTGACCATCGTCATGTCGGGAGTTCCGGCGGCGCGGAGATGCTCGCAGCCTACGGTTACTTCCCTGGCACGATCGCCAATGACGGTGACTGCCTCGATGTGTTCCTGGGTCCGCACGAAGCGAGCAATCGGGTGTTTGTTATCGATACCTGTGAACCCGGTACCAAGAAGTACCACCAGCCCAAGGTGTTTCTCGGCTGGGGTACGGGTAGTGACGTCTTGAAGGTTTTCAATGGGTTCTACGCTGACGGTTCCGGTCCCGACCGCTTCATGCGCGGAAAAGAGTATACGCTGAGCGACTTTAGGAACTATTTCCAGAATTTCGTGGACGCGCGCAAGGCAATGTGATCCTATTGGCGCAGTCATCTACGATGACGGGAATCATTCTTCCAGAGCGAGCCATTACAATCGAGTGACACAATAGCTCAGAGCGAGCCAAAGGATTAGGATAGAAACACCGAACAGGAGCCATTAGAAAAGACAGACACACGTAGTAGGAGTGACTAAAGCGAGTCATAGTAGAAGACTGAAGCGAAAGACCGGAACGAGTCCCTATCTCCGGATTAGACACAAGGGCGTTGAACGAACCACTCCTCTGGAATTAGACACAAGATGTCGAAGTGAACCAAATGCATCGATAAGATACAACATCCGGGAGTGAACCATTATACTAGACGGAAACACTCTTCGAGAGTGAACCACATAACCAGATAGACACAGGTAGTAGAGAGTGAAGAACCCTTACCCAGAAGATCAACCGACCCACGGTTACCAGGACGGCGGCAAGTCGCTGGCCACCAAGTGGCAGACGCATCCGGTGACTGGTGATACGACGGTCACTGTGCTTGCCGACCGGGCCTATCTCTGTGTCCCGTTTGGTGAACCGTGGGAGCGTAATAAACCATCGACTCTGATAGACACAACTACGGCGAGTGAGCCATATCAAGAGACAGACACAAAAGAAATGGGCGAGTCACACCCTGCGAGAGAGACACTTCAACCGAGCGTGTATATCTCGGTGTACGAACGGCTTTGGTGGACATGAGTAACTCAATCTCGGTCACGTTTGGTGGCGCGATCGAACTGATCCTAAAGCCGCCGCCGCGCGAGGGCCGGGTGATAGTCACTGCAACCTGTGATCATTTTCAAGCGAAAGGAACCGACATGGCGTACACACTTCCAGGCGGTATGCAAGTTCACGTCCGCGTCGACTATGTCGATGCAAACGGTCACCCCGCTGTTGTCGACGGCGCGGTGACGTGGGATAGCAGTGCAATCGATGTCGTGAGCGTGTCTGCCGATCCAGTCGATACACAGAACGCCGTGGTAGTCGCGGGCGCGACACTAGGCACCGCGCAAATCTCGGCAACCGCTGATGCCGATCTTGGCGCGGGCGTGCGTAACGTGATCACCATATTTGATGTCACCGTGGTGGCGGGCGAAGCGGTATCGGGTACCATCAGCCCGGTCGGTGACCCGGAGCCGATCCCCGCGCCGTAATTGTTCGGCTGGCTGGCAATCGGGTGGTTGTTTGGTATGATCACCGCTGGGGCGTTTGTCGCGTTCGCGGATCGGCTGACGAAGCCGGATCAAATGGCCAAGTGCCGGTGTTTTATCTGTGAGCCGCCCGCACGCCCGCTACGCCCGCCGCGACGGCATTGGCAAAAGCGAACCACTGGTGGTGACAGAAACCAAACGGAATGAGTGACTAAGTGCCAGCGGTGTTTGTGTTGGGTGAGCACACGCATCACCCCGGTGACGAATTTAGAATGTACTTGCTGATGACGAGGTACCCGATGCTTGAAGGCTTTACCTTGTTCCACGGTAACAAGGGCTGGCAACTGTCAACCAAGCAAGCCGGTGTCGACGGCTGGTCGGTGCGTCACATCCCGGAGGAACACGCGCAGCGTATCCTCGCCGAGATCGATGGTATGGATTATGTGCCACCACCGGCGAAGCACAAACGCCGCGTGCTGGTGCTGGATTGAACCCTATTTGCGGACTTGAAACACTTGTGGAGAGTGAACCACTAGAAGCGACAGACACAAGATATCAGAGTGACTCAAATATTCGGATAGACACAGCCCAGACGAATGAACCCGTGGGGAAAACAGAATCAGATCGTATGAGTGAACCATGTCAGCAAGTCAGAAACAAGCACGGAGAGTGAGTCACGGTTATAGACAGATACAGAGGGCCAAGCGAGCCGTGTCATGTGACAGAAACAAAGGAATGAAGTGACATGAACATCGATCTCACCGTTGAGGAACTGGCGCGCGTGGTGCAACTGACCGAAGCGTCCGACATGGCCGATCCGGTCACTGCGTCAATCCACTTTAAGGCGATGCGCTGTTTGCAGAACTTCAAGCCGCAGGGTTACCAAGACGACCCAAAGGCAGCGGCTGAGAAGTGGAGGTCACCAATCTAAACCGCTTGGTCGGATAGACAGTCCTGAGTGAACCATTGCAAGAGACAGACACATTGAAGCAGGGTGAACCCGTAAGATTGACAGACACAGGTAAGATGAGTGACCCGTGCCAATTGACAGACACAGGTAAGATGAGTGACCCGTGCCAATTGACAGACACAACAAAGGCGAGTGAGCCACCCACGGAGATTGGATACAAACAACATGTGCGCGTTTTGTTACGGGATGCGGTCGGCACTATGGCGTCTGGCACGGCAACGCCGGTACCCGCACGCGCACGCGCAGCCAAGGCCACGGAGAGAAGCAGAATCTGCGAGCCGGAGGACATCAATAGACACAGGCCGGGAAAGCGAGTCACCAAGTGCGATAGACACAAACAAAGCGAACGAGTCACGCATCGTGACAGACACAAAGTGAACGAGCGAGCCTATTCGAGAGATAGACACAAGCAAGGGAAGCGAACCCTAGGTGCGAGACAGACGCATGATGTGGAAGTGAACCAGGGACAATGACCAGAAACATGATAGATGAGTGACCCACGATTGTTGACAGAATCATCTAAAGGAAGTGTCGATGCCGATGCTCGACAACCATGATGAACGGGTACAAAACGGGTTACGGGAACTCAGTCAGGCACTGAGCCGTTTTGTCTCCAGCTTTGCCACCTTCGATCAGTCACTGATCGATCGCGTGGATTATGTGATCAAGCACCACGCCGACAAGTTCAAAGCAGAGACTGGTTACGAGTTCCCGCCATTGGGTGTCTTCGTCCTGCCGAGTGCCCGGTTTATCATCTGCTGTCGCAAGGATTTAGAGCACAAAGAAATTCACGCGCAGCTACTGATTTGGTTGCGTCAGTTCGCAGCAAAAGGTATTCATCCTAGTGCGATGGAAGTGGTGAACGCCGTCCGTCAGTGCTGGCCCAACTACAAGCCGCCAATCGAGGCGTACCGCAAGGACTCTCGCAAGAAGCTGATCCTGCATTGACCGATTAACCGGTGATGGAGGTTTAGATGTTACAGCTAATCTTGCTGGTTTTCGCCTTTGTCCTGGTACTGATCGAATCCTGTTGGGACTTCTTGTTTACTCCCATAGTGAAACGACCGCATCTCGGTTGGCTGGGAGTGGCGATTTACTTCTTGTCACTCTTGTTAGGGCATGCATGAGATGCCGCACTACCATGTGCGGCTAGGCGATCAGGGACCACTCCCGTCGACCCGCACGCCCAAGGCGTCGGCTGCGCCCAAGCTGCCGTCCGTCAAGCCTCCCACGGCAAAGCCGCCTAGAGCGCCCGGTGCGAAGCCGCCTAGGGCACCCAATGCGCCAAAGGTGCCCAACGTGACCAAGCCGCAGCGTCCTGCCGCCCAGGCTGTCGCCAAGCCTACCGGGGCGGGGCTGGCAACGGCGGTCGGTAGAGGTGCCGCGCGCGGCACCGGGCTGGTCAGATCGGCTACCCGTGGCATCGAGCGCGTAGCCGAGATCGGCGAAGAGGTGAACCGCGATTCGGGCGGGAGAGATGAGATGGGGCACTATCACTTTAATGTACCTGTACGGACACTGGGTTCCGCGTCACACGATTACGGGACCAGGGAAGGCGCGCTAAAGCGTAACTCGCAACAGAGCCATACGCTGCAAGCGGCCTACCACCGTAACGCAGCGACCAGTGCCCAGGCAGCGGGTAACCAGCGGTCGGCACTGGCGCACAGCCAAGCCTATCACGCGCACAGTCAGGCGTGGCGTAATCCGTCACCGGGGAACTCGGCGCATGCCTGGGGTATGACCCATCGCGCCGGTGACTCAGGTACTTCCGAAGGTGCCAAGAAAGCCGCAGCCACGCGTGCAGGCGGCAGTGTCCGCACCGGCGGTAACTATGGTGTCGACATCAAGGCGGGTGTCAACACCAAACAGGTACAAAAACGACCGGACCCGGAACCGTTTCGTGGTTACGACAGTCGCAGGAAGTGACCGATGACGACGCACGTACACTTCCACGACTTCCTGCAAAGTGACAGAAAGCCGTTTGAGGAAGCCAAGCACAAACGCAGTCACGGCAGGTTCGCGACGATGGCGGGACCGGGTGCGCAACAGGTGAATCCGGGACTGAGGGAAACCAAGCCGCCGACACGCAGTGTCCACGCGCGGCCAAAGCCGCAGCCGCAGCCGCAGTCACGGCTGGCCACCTGGGGTAAACAGGCACAAGAGGTCAAGGCTGGCGCCGCCGCTCGCGTCGCGCGCGCGGTGCAGACGGCAAAGTCACAAGGTGCTGGACTCGCCCAAGAAGCCTTCACTATTCCGCATGATGTCGACACCCTGACCAAAGGGTTTTCGTCACCCAATACACCGATGCGGGTGAAGCTAGGTCAGGCACTCGCCAAGAACATCCCGAATTACCTCAAGGAGATGGCGAAGGAGAATGTCGACCTTGTGCGTGGTGTCGGTTCCAGCTTGTGGACGGCGGCGAACGGGCGACCGTTCAGTGACCGGGAAACAGAGGCGTGGAAGGCGGTTGGCCGCAAGGTCGCGCTACGGATACTGATGACAGCGGCGGGCGTGCCGCCGGTGCCGGGTTCGGCGGCGTTGGCAGAAGGTGCCGCGCACGCGATCGGCCACGTCGCGGGACACATCCTGGATCATGTCACACAACATATCCTGGAACATGTGACCGAAGAGGTGGTGGATCACGCCACGGAGGAACACACACTCAAGCTGAGCGGTGGTGTCGGCAGGGCACTGCGCCATGTGGTCCGTGGGCGTTCGGCGCAGGGTGGTCATCACGATCGCGCGTTCCGCGATGGACCGACCGATCAACAGTGTATGCAGGCTTTGAATGACTATCTGCAAACCGTGGCGAAGTCACTCGCATCCGCGCCGATCGACATGAAGAAGATACTGGCGTCGGCACCAAAGCAGAACGGTGACAGCGGTCGGTTTGGTCCGATGTTTGGTGGACTGAAGTCGAGCGGTAACCGTTTGACCGGTGACGAAGGTACTTCCGAAGGTGCCAAAAAGGGTTGGGCCAATCGAGGTCGTACCAGCACGGTGGTCGAGCCACCGGAGTTACGCAAGACCACGCCGTCTACCAGACCGACCTTTGCCGAGATGAAGGCGCAGACCGAAGTGTTCCCGGAGAAAAAGGAACGCAACACGCCAAAACCGTCACCACGCAACCCAAGGAAAGCGGAGACACCGGAAGGTGTACAACGCGATCCGGTGGTGGTGATGCCGAAAAAGGGACAGGCACCGGCGAGCACCGGTTACAAGACACAACAGAGTTTCTTTAGTCAGGGTAAGAAACGGTCACCGGAGTCACGCGGTAAGAAGGCAGGTAGTCTGCCGCTAGGTCAAAACATCAGCATGACACAACGCGAGCGTGAAGGTCCGGCGCGGGAACGGCAGGCGACAACCGCCGCCAGACAGCGCGAGGAGCTAAAGTCACTGCAAGCACGCCACGCCAAGGGCGAACTGTCGGACAAGGAAAAAGAACACATGAACCGACTGTTACGCGAGCACGGTGGCGGCGGTGGTGGTGCGGTGACACGGGCAGGTACACCGGGTCCACCAAAGCGGTTCCTTAGAACACAAGGAGGCAGAAGATGGCTTACCAGAAAGCGGTAATCGCGGCGGTTCTTGTATTGGGCTTGGCAGCGTGTCAGCCCGCACCGGAACCAGTAGCGGCGATCCCGCCGCCGCCGCCACCGCCACAGGTGTTTGTGCCTGCGCCGGTTCCCGAAGCTCCACCGGTGTTGTATGGTCACCGGCACCGTGGGCGTTACCACTACTATGCGCACCATAACTACTATGCGCATCGGGTGAGTGCGCGCCGTTTGCACCGGCATGTCGTCAGACACAGTTCCGGTGCGCCGAGCCAGTGAGGTGTCACGGTTTTATTCGTCGGAAGAGGATGAAAGAATCAAGGCGGCGAGTTTCGAGGAACTCACGGAACTCGCCGATAAGCTAGGCCGCAAAAGACACAATATCCTCAACCGGCGCACGCGGTTACTCCGTGGTGACGATTTACGCGCGGAGTTCCGCAAGCCGCCGCCAGGACCGCCCAAGGCAAAACCGGCGGTCCCGGATGTGCTGGCAGGCCGACCAGCGTGGTTTGACGATGTAGGGTTGAAGACCCGATTGAGGTCAGGCCGATGATGAAGAACCCGGCATCGTTTGCGGCGACACTGGCTGACTCACTGGGTAACACCAGCTTAGTGTCACGCATCGAACACCAGCGTGAGGTGACCAAACGTTTTGCCGCGAGCACACTGACTTTAGACGCCCAGTCACGCAGACAACGACAACGTGAAGCGGAACACTTCGCCAAGATACTCAATGTATACCACGGTTACGCGGCAAAACTTCGACGGATCGCCAGACACGTATCCGATATCATACGCGCGTACCCGCCGGGTGATCCGGCTGGTGTGGAAGCGATCAACCGGTACCTCCGAGACTACGCGTCGATACTCAGACCTTGGGCTAGGGCTACCGGGCAGTTGATGGTCGCTGAAGTGTCACGCCGTGATTACACTGCGTGGGTGAGGCACGCGCGGCTGATAAACCGAGAGCTTGATAAGGAACTTTTGTGGGGAGGTACTCTGACCGGTGATGAGATGCGGCGTATTGTTGACGAGCAAGTGGAACTGATCACTTCGATTCCACTCGAAGCAGCGCAGCGGGTACAAGACCTGTCACAGGCGTACTGGGTTGCGGGCCGCAGATACGGTTACCTGCGTGAGGAGGTGTTGGAGTCCCGCGAGGATATTGCCCGAAAGTTACTGATCGAGGGGATCAACGCAACGACGCAGAGTGTTTATAACCGTGCCTCGCTTATAGCCCGAACTGAAACTGCGCGGACCAGTAGTGCAGTGACACAATCACGAGCACAGTATATAGGAGCTACACACTTCACCTGGAAAACGGCCCTCGACGCGGATGTAAGACCTTTGCATAGGAAGCTCGAAGGCAGGATATTTGCTTATGACGATCCGCCGGTAATAGGAGATAATGGGGAAACCGGCTTGCCCGGCACGATATACAATTGTAGGTGCTGGCAGAGTCCTCATATTCCACCGCCAGAGGAAATAGGGAGATGATCAAACACGGTAGGCACGGAACTCCTGAGTACCGGTCTTGGCGGGCGATGCTAAACAGGTGTTATGATACGCGACATAAAGGGTACCATAATTACGGTGGTCGCGGTATCACTGTTTATCCGGGGTGGCGAAAGAACTTTGCGGCGTTCTTTGCTCACGTAGGTCTACGACCGTCACCGCGACACCAGCTTGACCGGATCATGAACGATGTTGGTTACGCTCCTGGTAATGTTAAGTGGTCACTGCCACGCGAGAATATCAACAACCGGCGTAACACTGTTTTTGTGGATGGTGTTCCTTTGGCTGATTTGGCTCGACGTTACGGTGTTTCCCATTCTGCGCTTACTAAGAGACTTATCTACGGTTGGAACTTGGAGTACGCGCTGACGGCACCACCGGGTGCTAAACGGCCAGAAGGTGCGTGGCGATGATCGAGAAACAGACGATTGACGGTCGCATGGCAATGGTGGCGTATCTCACCAAGGAGATGATGCCCGCGACCAAGGAGGATTGGTCACTCGCAAAAGTGATCTTTGATGACAATCGTGAAGTGGTATGGGTTACCAACGTCGAAGCCGATGACGAGACAGCCGGTGACTGAGGTTGCCGGTAGGTGTGTGGGAGTGCCCACCTAGTTGAGCGCACACTGGCAGCGCGGTAGTGGGCTGGCGGCTGCCTCGCTTTTAAAGGAAAGTGACCGGTGTTGTATTTTGAAATGATGCTTGGTCAGTTGCGCGATCTTAACGCGGGTTCTCGTTTGACACTGTGGCAGCGATTGGTTCGCGGCCATCGTATGGGTATAGCGGCTGTTTTGTGTAGGTACGGTTACCGTCCCTGGTGGGTCAGGTTCACCTATTTGCGGAAAGTTGGTAACAAATGAGCGTGTTCCTGCATCTGCGTGATAAGGTGTTTCGGGTGAAGGATCAGGGCGGCATCCCGGTGCCGCTCGATTCCGACCTGTTGTTCCTCGCCGAGAACGCGAAGCAGAGTAACATCATCCAGGAACTCTATCGCACGCAGATGGAGCGTAACCGCTCGCGCGTGGGCTTTGGTGACGATGAGTGGGAGGAAGCAGAACACCCGCGTAACAGGAGTGGCGAGTTCACCAGGGGTCAGGGCGAGCGTGCCCGTAAGGGCGGCGAGGTCGCACAATCCAACGAATATTTTTACAAGGGCGGGCAGTTCCTGCCGTCGACCTCCGCGCCGCCCGGTACCTACAAGATTAAAGGCAAGGTCATCGGTAAGGGGCGCGAGTTCATTGAACCGGGTTACTTTACCGGTGGTAAGGGTAAGTGGGAGACGGCACCAACACCGCTGCATCGCGCAATTTGGACATTCATTGGTAACTATGTCCAACCGTCCGGTGAAGGCCGCGAGTACCTCGATGTGCCCTATAGCAAACGCGCCGAAGCTAAGGCGAAGGGCGCGCAGTTCGACTGGGACAAAAAGAAGTGGTACATGGAGAAGCAAGGCAAGCAGGGCGAGATCGAGTTACGACCTGAAGCTAAGGACGGTATCGGTGACCGTGTAACACGGGAAACCACGGAGCGTCCCGGTGTCAAAGGACATATGAGTACCGAGACGTATACGGTTGGTGATTTGATCGACCGTTTTAATAAGGGTGAGCGCTGGTTTGAGGTGAAGTTGCCTGCCGATGTCAAAGTGCTGATGGGCAGGCCGACCCACGATGACGCCGAGTTCAGGGAAGACGAGCACCCGCGTGACGAGGACGGGAAGTTCACCGCAGGGCATCGTGCGGGTAGCGCGCGACAGCAAGAAGTACCGCCTGTGCTGGAACCGTTACCGGAGCCGTCACCGGAGCCGAAGGCAGAAAGTACCGAGCCGCCTAAAGGCTTGCCGAAGTCACTAACCACTGAACTGGAAAACCAGGGCTACAGGTTTGATCACAGTCAAGACCTTGATACCGATATGGGGCGTCATGTCTATAAGGGTAAATACGGGAACACGATTGAATACGGCAGTTCGCAGTTTCCTGGCCAGGAAGGGCGGTATTGGCAGCACACGGACTCCTACAATGAGCGGCGTTATTCGGGTTACGGTAACCTAAGTCTGATCGGTCACCTACGGAGATACGAAAAGGGTGAGGTGTTTGACTCCAAGTTTGCCAAGCAGTTTGGTGACAAGTTATTCTCGACAGAGATGGGGTTCAAGCCGTTTGTTGAGAGTGACACCGCCGTGGCGTTTAGGAACCGTCATGGCGACGAAGTATTCATCTATAAGGATTACGACAAAGGTACACTCGCCAATGCCAGTTGGCGGTACCTGATCGATCACGGTGACGGTGACAAGCGTTCCTACAACGAGGGTCGCGGTTGGGATGAACTGAAGAACACGCTCGACACCGTGGAAGACGCGCATGCGGAACACAAGGCGTCGGTGGCGCGGGTACAGGCACAAATTCACCAGGAGATACAGGACGCTTCACAGGTGATCCTGAAAAAGGCACACATACCGCCAAACCTGTTTAAGATCGTTGACACTGATTACGAGTTCATGCTGAACGGTGAGAAGCACTACGCCGCTGGTACCCATGACTCACAGACGGGCATGATCACGCTCTACTCAAAGCGTCTGCCGATATCACAGGTGCGTGGTGTCCTGTCGCATGAGGTGATGCACTATAAGTTCCAACACGCGCTCGATGAGTTCAACGAGGAACTCGATGAGATCATGCACGATGAGCGCAACGGGAGTGACAGTGTCATCAAGCCGGACGGTTCCGTTCTGGAACAATATGCGAGTGATTATCCGGTGTATTCGGTGATGAACGAGTTGATGAGTAACAAACAGTATGACTTGCAATCTACCGATGGTGTCACCGCATACAGTCGTGAGTGGTGGAAGGAGTATCTCGACGGTAAAGCGCCGCTGCGCAATGCGATCCATGAGACACTCGCCGAGATCGCGCGGCTCGATGAGACTGATGAGTCACTGTCGGAGGTCAAGAAGCCGTGGATGGACCTGTACCGGAAAGTGAACCAGTTATACCGGACCCAGAAGTCACGCAAGAACGAGAAATGGGATCACCGCCGCGAACGCATCCAGTGGCAGAGCCAGGAGAAAGTGACCACTATTCCCGATCCGTTACAGCGACCGGCGTCACCGTCGCGATCAGCCGCTGAGACAGAATCAAATAAACCGAGTGTGCCGCACCCAGCGGTGACAAGGCTAGCGCACAGCCTGATGGAGGTGCTCAACCTGGGTGATAGAGCGGTGTTCAAGAAAGAGGAGCACCCGACCGCGCCCAAGGGCGCGGCTGGTGGCACCGGCGGTCAGTTTGTGTCTAAAGAAGAAGCTGGCGGTGCTGGTAGTGAGCCAAATGCGCAGACAGAAACAAAGAGCATAAGCAAACAGGAACACACAAAGGAACCGACACTTGGCAAACAGAACAAGTTACTAAAGGGTGCCGCGAAGAACAGTCACCCCGCAACAATCTCGACGCGTCGCCCGACCCATGTCAACGCGGTGGAAGGCGACGAATACCGTCGCGTTGATCTCGCGGCGATGAAGCTCGACCCGGAGAACTTTGAGCACGATGTCGGATTGTTCAAGAATGCGGAACAGTACCCAAACTTTAAGCCCGGTGAACTCAAAGGTACACCGGACCAACAGGCACGCGCTATCATCAACCACATGAAAAATAACCTGCGGTTCCTGTACGAGGCTGCACCAGAGAAGATACGCACCGAAGGTCACAAGTGGTACGAGGGCGCGCACCGGCTGGCACAGGAGGACGCAGACAAGTACAAGTTACCGTTGCAGTCGGTTGTTGGTGCCTACGCCGCGCTGTCACCGCAAAATCTGTGGGACATGAACGTCCATCAAGCCAAGGTGGTGTTAGACACTTATTTCACTAAGCAGCAGGAACCTTGGGATGACAAGATGACCAAGACCGGTGAGAAGATTTGGTTACCCGATCCCAAGAAACTGGCAACGACACCGCAGGCCGCGAAGAACGCCGCGCAGAAAGAGGCACTTTATAAGCTGATCAAGGGTAAGACCCTGGCGGAAATGGACACCCCGGTGAAGAAGGCGATGTGGATCAGAACCTACGATCAGGCACACAATGCGCGCAGCTTTAAGGCACTCAGTCCCGATGGGCGAGTGATCGGTACCTATTTGACCGACAAGGGTAAGCCCGCGACAAACGCGTGGCACACCACCGGTTCGATCGCCAACGCGATCATCTCGCTGGAGTCAGGTGGTGACCGTGACAAAATCAGTCCGGCGATGGGTAACCAGCACAAGGTGCGTTCCTTTTATAACAACATCCTTGATCCCGATAGTGACAACGATGATGTGACTATGGACACGCACGCGGTCGGTGCGGCGTTGTTGTCACCAATGGGTCAGTCACATACTGCGGTGATGCACTCGCTGGGATCAAAGCCTGCGACGGCGGCGATTGCCCGACAGTTGCATTATGTAGCACCAACTGGTAACTCTTTGACCGGGATGAGCGGCACCTATCCGCTCTTTGCCGAAGCAAACCGCGAATTGGCTAAGGAGTTGGAAATCAAGCCGCGCGTGCTACAGTCGATCACCTGGGAAGCCAAGCGCCGCTTGTTTGACCGTCACCTGACCAAGGAAGCTGCCCAGGCTATCTATACGGCGTGGCGCGACTACCATAGCGGCAACGCCAGCTTGGAGGATACCCAGAAGAAGATTGTCAGGATCGCGGGCGGCTTCTCGAAGGGACAAGCGGAGGCTGACGATGGCAACAATAAACGAGTTACTAATCAAGACGCTGGAAGACGCCGGTCTACCGGTGACTCGCGAAAACTTCATACTCCTGAACTGGGGTTCCGAACCGCCCGAACCGTGGACGAACGAGGACGAGGATCAGTTACCGGAGGAGTTACAGCTAGGGCGCGACGCGTCTGGCAAAACGCACGACTCGCCGTGTTCCTGCACTAAGTGTAGAGCTAACCGATGATGGATTTTTATGTCACCGAGCCGCTGGGTCCGCAACAGGCGTTCACCCCTGAGGGCTTCCTGGTGGTCAAGTCGGTGCCCCTGGCGCGCACCGGCAAGCAACTCTATTCGGACAAGGAAATCCCGATCAAGGGTGACGCGGAGGGAAAAATTATTATCGACCGCGAACCGGAGGAGGTGTTCCGGCCCGCCACGATCGCCTCGCTCCAGGGCAAGCCGATCACCCTCGATCACCCAACTGATGACGTAAACCCGGATAATTATCACGATTTAGCGGTTGGTCACGTCATCAACCCGCGTCGCGGAACGGGGGTATTCGACCATCTACTGATTGGTGATCTGCTGATCCACGACAAAAAAGCGATCGAGGCTATAAGGAATAAGTTGCTTCGCGAAGTCAGCGTTGGCTATAAGGCTCAGTACGAAATCACAGGTGACGCCCGTGGGCGGCAGCACGACATCCTGTGTAATCACCTCGCACTGGTGAGGGATGGGCGCTGCGGGGTGGTGTGTCGTATAGGCGACAAGGCTTTCTTCTCCGTCGACACTCAAGATCAAGAAGAAGACGAAGGTGACGATGACGGAAAGTTGTCGCACGCGGAGGTGAGTTACGAAGTCGATGCCGAAGGACCGGATCACTGCGGGATTTGTACCCACTACGAGAGTCACTCCTGTGACATCGTCAGTGCCCCGATCTATCCCGGCGGTTGGTGTAACCGTTTCGATGCCGCCGTCCGCAGCCGCAAAATCGCCAATACAAGTGACTGGTCGCGTGTCAACGAGATCGGCGAACAGATACTGCGCCGCCGCGCGAAGCGTGGGCGTCACGTCCACATTCATGTCTAAGGAGGGCTAGCAATGGCTAACTGGCTGGACCGTATGGTGCGCCGGGTGCGTGACGCGGACACCGAAGAGGAAGCCCGCGAAGTCACCAAAGACTTTATTGACCCTAGCAGCGGTCAACCGACCGGCGGCGGCAGTCCCGATGACGGTGACACCCATATCCATTTGCACATGGGCGGCAAAGGCGGCGAAGGAGGCGGCGGTATGGCAGGTGACGATGATCCCCCGATCGATGTTGGTGGTGGCGGCGAGCCGGATGTTCAACAGCTTGCCGCCGCCGTGGCCGAACTGTTACAGCGCGTTGAGCAACTCGAAGGCGGCGGCGGTAACGGTGGCGGCGGTAACAGCGAGGGAGGCGAAGACGGCGAAGACGTTGAACTCGAAGACCCCGAAACCAAGGATCGCCGCCGGTTCCGCATGCGGCGCGGCAGAACCCATGACGAGAGTGACATTCCGACACCGGAACGGCTGGGCGAGGATATGGTCGGCGAAACCGATCTCCCCGGTCTGGAAGACCTGAAGCAGGGCGGTACCGGTGACCGCCGCAAGTTCCGTGACAATTATGCACGGACCCACGATTCGGCGGATGCCGAAGACCTGTGGCAAGGCACAATGGCGGCGGCTGAGATACTCCAGCCCGGTGTCAAAGTTCCCACATTTGATGCGCGGTTGACACTCGCGAGCACGGCGCGCCGTCTGTGTGCGTTCCGCCGCCGGGTTCTCGATCACGCGCTGAGTGACGAGAACACCAAGGGGATCATCCACGATTCCATCGGCACGATCGACACCAAGACACTGACGTGTGACAGTGTCAAAATGGCGTTCAACGCCGCCGCCGCCCAGGTTCGGTTGATGAACCGGCAGGGCACCACGCGTACCGCCGCGAAGACGCGTGACGGTGTCACGCTGCCACGGCGCGGCCCGCCGTCGATCGCCGAGATGAACGCGAGTGCCAAGGAGTTCTGGAACAACCGGAACACCAACGGCGCTTCGCGGTAAGAGTCACTCTTTTAGTCACAGGAGGGCGCGATGCCTGATAGTGTGTTCACGTTCCGGATGCCAGCCGGTATTGCCGGTGAATGCAGCCGATTCAATGTTGTCGGCACCACGATCAAGCCGGAAAACCAAAACAACACCACGCCGTTCACGGCGTATGGTCAGGTTGGTACCATCGACGCGAACGGGGCACGCCCGATCGCGGTGACAGATACCGCCGCGCCGCCGGTTGTCAACATCTCGGTGCGCCCGTTCCCGGCGAGTGACAATACCGTCGCGAATCCGGGTGTGGTACCTTTTGGTGCCGGTGTCCCGATGCCGCGCGGTATCGTGGATTGCATGTATCGCGGGTACATCACGATGAAGCTCAACGGTGCCGCTGCGGCGGTCAAGGGCGGCGCGGTGTACGTGTGGTACGGTGCCACCGGCAGCGGTCATGTCCAGGCTGGTATCGAAGCCGCGACCGGCGCGACCGCGTGGGTGTTGGCTGGTGCCTATTTCTCCGGTCCTGCCGATGCGCTAGGCAACGTGGAGATCGCGTTCCGGATTTGATGTCAACGGATTGGGGTAGTCACCCTGCGAGATTAGAGGAGGGGTACAAAGATGTACGCTCATCAAATGGCGAGCGCGGTGAACGGCGGGTGGCCAACCCTTGACCGCGCCTATAGTTACACCGATTCGGAAACCGGTGATGTCCGCACCGTGGACTCGGCGGGTGCCTTTTTGGTGAACGAGTTGGAACGGCTGGACCCGACCCTGCACATGCCGCTGGCGGCGGTGACTTGGTCGCGTGACATCGATCTCCGCGAAGATGTCACCATTGCCGATGAATCGGCGAGCTTCACTAACAGTTCCTTTGCCGCTCCCGGCGGTGTGGTACCGGCGGGTATCAACTGGGGTGGCAAGGTGTCAACGGCGATTGCCGGTATCGCGGTCGATATCAGCAAGACCGCGCAGCCGTTGAACCTCTGGGAGATGGAACTCAAATATTCCATCCCGGAACTGGAGTCAGCGATCAAGGTCGGGCGTCCGATCGACCAGCAAAAGTTTGAGGGTCTGAACCTCAAACACCAAATGGATATCGACCAAGTTGTGTACGTGGGTGACGCCACGATGAACATGACTGGGTTCTACAACAACGCCTTGGTCACCGCGAACACCGCGATTGCGGGCACCGGCGGTTCCACCCACTGGGCGTCAAAACAGCCGCAAGAAATCCTCAACGATGTCAACACCATCCTCACCAACACCTGGGCGGCGTCCGGTTACTCGGTGATCCCCGATCGCCTGATTGTTCCTCCCGCGCAGTATGGCGTCCTGGTGTCACAGGTTGTCAGTTCAGCCGGTAACATTTCGACGCTGAAGTTCCTCGAAGAGAACAACCTCGCAGCACAGCGCGGCGGTCGGCTCGAAATCTACCCGTGCAAGTGGGGCATTGGCATGGGTGTTGGTGGTACCCCGCAGGTATTGGGAACCGTCGACCGGGTTATCGCCTACAGCAAAGACCCGCTCCGTGCGCGGTACCCGATGACACCGCTGCAAAAGACACCAATCCAGTACCAAGGTATCTACCACGTAACGACTTACTACTGTAGGTTGGGTCAGATGGAGTTTATCTACCCTAGCACGTTCTCGTACCTGGATGGTGTCTGAGTCGTAGTACGGGTTACCGTGTTATGTTAGGCTTGCCTCCCTTTGTGGGAGGTAGGCATGGCGATCAGATACACGGCGAAGTATCTAGAGCCGAAGCTGTGGGAGCTTTGGCACTACGACCCAGAGACAGGCAAGTTTACGTCGAAGGTCAGAACGTGGGGTAGAGGCAGAGTCATCGATGTCGGTGACGAAATGGGAACCGACAGTCACGGTTATGTTATGCTAGCGCACAAGGGAACAAACTATGCCGCGCATGTCGTAGCCTGGGTGTGGATGAAAGGAGAGTTACCGCCGCCGGGTTTTGAGATCGATCACAAGAATAAGACCAAGAGTGACAACAGGTGGCGGAACTTGCGGGTTCTGAAACACGGCGCGAATATGGTGAACGGTAGTCGGAGGCGAGATAACACAAGCGAGGTCGCGGGCGTTTACCGGAATAGGGTTGGGAACTGGTTTGCCAGGATCAATGTAGACAACAAGATTGTTCACTTGGGCACCTACCCGACTCACGCGGAAGCCGCCGAAGCTCGCAGGAGGGCCGAAGTGAAGTTTTGGAGAGTTCCAATCGAGGAGGCATCAAATGCCTGATCAAGTGTTTGTCACGCAGCGTGTCAATGTGTACCTGCGCGGCACACCGGACAACCCGGATGGTTCGGTGGTGGTGTTCCAGCCGGGACTGAACGATGTGCCCGAAAGCGCGGCTGCCGACCCGTTTGTCGCCCATTTGGTAAAAGCCACCGCACCGGCGGTGGCACAGGCACAAGCCGATGCGGAGACACAAGCTGCCACCGAAAAGGCGACCCAGGACAAGCTGGACGCGCTCGCAACGTCACAAAAGGCTTCTTTGGACGAAATGGCCGCAGCGAGCGAGGAGTGGGCGACAAACCGGCAGGCGGCGATCGACGCGGGTAAGGTGTTCACCGATCCGCACCCCGATCCGGTGACAGAACAGTCGATGGTGCTGACCGCGTCACCGCATAACTACGCGGTGAGTTCGATCATCAGTAGCTCGATGGCATCGGGGTCACCGCCGCCCAGTGCCACGCGTGTCCTGCCTGACACCGGTCCCTAATCGGGCCGGTTACTTTTAGGAGGCGGTCATGGCTCAAGTGTACGTACCGCAGCGTGTCAATGTGTACCTTCGCGATGGCACCATCGTGAACTTTGTTCCTGGTATCAATGATGTGCCAGCCGGTGCCGAAAGCGACCCGTTTATGGCGAACCTGATCGCCGCCACCGCCAATAGGGTGGCGGCGCAGGCGATCATCGATGGCGAGGTGTTGTCTGCGGCAGAGGAAGCGGCAGCCGCACAAGAGTTACTGGATACGGCGGTCGTCACTACCCAGGCTGAAGTGCTGACTGCGGAGACAGCCGCAGGCGAGACTTGGGCGACAAACCGGCAGGCGGCGATCGACGCCGGGATACCATACAATGTGCGTCACCCGAATAATGAGGTGGCGCAGGCGATTGCTGTCACTGCCCAACCGTCACAGGTGGCGGGAAGTGACTTTCTTCTAAGTGGGCGACCACCAGATGTCGCGCCGCCGACCGTACCGCCGGTTAACGACACTGTTCCCGCTGTTCTGCACAACGGCGCAGTTGTCACTTCAGCGGCTGTCGGTGACACGCTGACCTGTACGATGGGTACTTGGGAGAACACGCCGAACAGCTACGCCTACGCGTGGCAGAGTGACGGTGCGACTGTTGGTGCTAACAGTAGCAGTTACACCGTGGTCGTGGGTGACTCCGGTCACAGTATCGATTGTGTAGTGACAGCGACAAACGCCGCTGGGTCTACCGCCTCACCGATAAGTAACTCGGTGACTATCTTGTAGGAGGGTGCTATGCCCCTCACGGAAAAAGGTAACAAAATCAAGAGCGCCATGCAGGAACAGTATGGCGAGAAGAAGGGTGAGGAGGTGTTCTATGCCAGCAAAAACAAGGGCACGATCACCGGCGTAGACAAGACCACGGTGACTCACTCACGCACGATCCCTGGATTAGGGAGAACGACAGTGACTCAATCCAATGATGGGGATGGTGACAAAGGAGGTCCGCTAGTGACTGGCGCACTCCGGGTTCCCGAACGCCACAAGGATTTGTTGGGCGAGGTGTCCAAGCCGGAATCGACACCGCGTGGGCCGATGGCCCAGGCTAAGCCGCCGGAAAGAACCGCGAAATCCGAAGACGCCAAGAAAAAGGCCAAGGATCAGTCATCGGAATTCTCCAACGTGCAATCCGGCGCGCCGATGAACAATCTCGGTATGGGTATTCCGTCACCGAATATCAGTGCGCGACCGAGTGCCGGAAGCAGTTCCAGCACTACCGCGACGACAACCGGTGACTCCTTGCGCTCGATGAACGCAGCCAATCGTGCCTTCTGGGCACGCAAGCGATAAGGTGACTCATGGCGCGTGTCTCGACCGGCGGTCCCTTCCCGGCGATCAGACCGGATGAGACTGATTTCTTTACCTTCGACTTTAGTCGAAAGTTAGGTGCTACCGGGAACATCGTGTCCGCAGAGTGGACGTGTGTGATATCGCCGTCCAGCCCGCCAGCGGTCACCGATCCTGATCCGCAGGGTCACGTTACTCCGCAGCCGATCGCGTCCGCGCCGGTGCCGCCCGCGACCGGGCCGCAAGTCAACAAGATCGCCGCGCTCTGTGGCGGATTTATTGCGGAGGTGGTCTATACCCTGACCGCCGTGGCCACCGTGGACGACGAGCGCGTCCTGGCGCTCTCTGGCGACATCAAATGCGCGACCGGCGTGTCACCCGCTGACGAGGCTTTCACCGTGGAGCAATTCCGCGCTGACTACCCCGCGTTTGGCGACGCCTCGCGCTTTACGGACGAGGAGGTGCAGTACTGGATCGATCAGGCGTGCTCGCCGCCCAACAGCACGCCCGCGATCAACAAATACCGCTGGGGCCAGTTTTACGATCTTGGCTTACACCTGTGGGTGGCGCATAATCTCGCCGTTCAGGATATGATGAACCAGCGGGCTGGGCTGCCAGGAATGGGTGGTCCGACCTACATCAGCACACCGTTGACGGGTTCCGGTGTGCCAGCGTCCAAATCGGTCGACGGTGTCAGTTTAAGTTACGACAACCAGATCGGCCTGGAGAAGGATGCAGGCTGGTGGGGATCGACACCGTGGGGGAACCAGTTCCTCTACTACCTGCGGATGGCAGGTGCCGCCCCAATCCAGCTATGATCGGACGCAAAGGTGGCCGCATCGTTTTTGCGAGTCACGTATCCGGTGACAAATGGGCTAAGTCACAAATGGAACGGCGAACCATCCAGACGATCAACGTCATTCGGGCACTGAAGGCGTTTTGGATCGCACAACCGGGTCAAGTAGAAGAGTCACATGCTCTGCGGGAACTTACTCGCACGCTCGATGCATACCTAGGAGGTGACGATGAGTCCAGCGATGCGTCTAAAACTGGAACGGAACATCGAGTACCACAGCGCGATGGCTGAGTTCCACCAAGGCGAGGTCGACGCGAAGGCAGCGAAAGCGGGAGACACTTCCGGTGGTGGTCAGATGACCGCTTCGGCGTCACCGCCGCAACCCGATCCCGATGAGAAGATGGCGGCAATCCACAAAGACACTGCGGCGCAGTTGCAGGCACTTGTGGACGCCGAACCGCTTCAGCCCGCAATTGTCACCGCGCAGCAAAGCCGTCCGGTGTTCCGCAACCTTAGCGGCGATGTAAAGCCGTCAGCGGGGGTGTTCCACTAAAATGGCACAGGGTCGGCGGGTCAACGCGCACCTGGAAGTGCTTGAAGACAACACTCAAATGGTGGTCGATGCGATCAAGCGACTGGCCAATACTACCATTATGGTCGGTATCCCGTCCGATCAGGAACAACCGCACCTCGATGAACGGGGCAGCCAAGCCAAGGGAACCGAAAAGCGCACCGACATCCCGGTCGGTAACGCCAACATCGGGTACATCCACGAAACCGGCGCGCCAGGGGTCAACATCCCGGCGCGCCCGTGGCTCAGTCCCGGTGTCAGAAACAGTCGGAGACAGTGGCAAGCCTATATGGAGCGTGCCGGTCACCTCGCGTTCCAGGGTAAAATGAGTGACGCGGACAAAGCGTGGCACGCCGCAGGGATGACAGCGGTCACCGGGGTCAAGGATCGTATCCAGTCCAACATCCCGCCGCCGCTCTCCCAGGTTACCATCGATCGCCGCCGTCAACGGTCACGCGGTAGTACCTACCAGCGTTTGGCGACAACCGCCGCCGATGTTACCGCGCTGATCGATACAGCGCAGATGATCAACTCGATTAGTTACGTGGTGCGTAACCGCAGTCGTCAGGGAGAGTAACTTGCCTTCGTTAGATGTTACCGATGCGTTTGATTACACCTTCTGGGACACTATTGTGGTGATCCGGCGGCAGGCGTACATCGATAACCGTGGTCGCGTGGCTACACAGGACAAGTCGATGACCGCTTATGCGGTTGTCACCGCAGCGGGACCAACCGATCTCCAGCGAGTTCCCGAATGGGGTTGGATGAACAAGACGATCTCATTGTACACCCCGTTCCGCATCCAGGGTCCGGCGACCGATGAAGTCGGTAATGTCACTCATCCCGATGAGATATTGTGGCGGAACTCTTTGTTTATCGTCAATTTCCTGGAGGATTACTCCGGTTACGGTCGCGGTTTTGTTCACGCTGTTGCCACCTCGAAGCAGAATGTTGACTATCCGCCGATACCCGATCCAGTAGGGAATGCGTGATGCCGTTTGTCACTGACAGCCGGTTTGCGGGGTACCTGGGTCCGGTAACACCAGGACCGGCACCGCTCGAAGACGATTCGTGGGAAGACTTCCTGCACGATGTCTTCGCCGGTGTCACCGGTTTAGACCCTACATTGGTACGCCCACGCTGGCAGGAGGAACCGCCGCTGCGGCCCGATATCAGTGTCGATTGGATGGCATTCGGAACACACGCTACCCGCACCGATTTCGTGCCGGTGACATACCATCTGGACAATGTTGGTGACGGTTACGACGCGATGCAGGAGATGGAAGAACTCGACATCTTGTGTTCGTTCTACGGACCCAATGCCGAGAAGTACCAATCGTATTGTCGGCGCGGCTTGTACGTCGATCAGAACCAAGCGGTGTTCCGCGCCAATGCGGTCGGCATGGTTAGTACCACCGGGTTCACCCGCGCGGCGGAACTGTTCAAGGATCGCTGGTGGCCGCGCAGTGATATGACAGTCACTCTGCGCCGTGAGGTGCGTTACAACTACAGTGTCCTCAACCTGTTACGCGCGCGCGGGATTATCGATGCGCAGCCGCCGGGTCGGAGTGACATTATCAGAGATACTTTTGATACCTCCCAGGCACCGCAGCCCCAGACAACTTGGGATGCGCCGCCGCCAAATGACACCGTGTGGGATGACGGTCAGACTGTGTGGGACTGGGCATGACCTCTAATATCGACATTACCAAACCGACCGAAGGTGCAGCCTATACCGCTGACGTGCGCGGTAACTTCTCGATTGCAGCGACCGAGATTAATGACCTTCAGAGTAACGCCGCGACCGACGAAGCCAATATCGCGACGCTGCAAAGTGACGTGGCGACTAATACCACCAATATCGCGACGAACACCACTGACATCACCGCGCTGCGAACAAGCAGTCTCCCTGACGCACCGTCAGATGGACAGGCTTACGGACGCGAAAGTGCCGCATGGACCCCCGTGCTGCCGCTGAGCGGTGGCACATTGACCGGCGAACTCATAGTCGGCGGCAATGGTGTTGCCTACAATGTCACCGCCTTCACCCACCATGAGATCGCCTTTGATTGGAACGGCTTTGCCGTGTACGTCTATGTTGATGGCACACAAATCGGTACGGTTTCGGTTACTCCTGGAACCGATATTGTGTCACTAACCGATCTGCAAGATCGGATCGCCGCGCTCGAAAACGAAGTTACTGATTTGCGGGCTAAACTATCGCCAGCATAGGAGAGCACCATGACACAAGGTTTATCCGTCAGCCGCGTTGTCGATGTTCAAGTCAACTTCGCACCGCAGGCGATCCCGGCTATCCGGTTTGACACTTTGCTGGTGATGGGTGACTCTGGTGTCATCGATACCGGCGAAGCGATCCGCCAGTACAATCAGATCAAGGATGTCGCCACCGACTTCGGCACCACGGCTCCGGAGTACCTCGCGGCGCTGGAGTTCTTCTCTCAGGCACCGCAACCCTCAACCATGTACATCGGTGAGTGGGCGAACACCGCGACGCACGCGCGGCTGACCGGTGGTCTGATGACCGCCCAGCAAATGCAGATGTCGAATTGGACATCGATTGTCGACGGCGGGTTCTCGGTGACACTCGATGGCGCGGCACCGGTTACTGTGTCCGCGCTGAATTTCGCCGCAGCCACCAACCTGGATGCGGTGGCCGGTATCATTCAGACCGCGTTGCAGACCGCTGCGGGTTCCCCACAGTTGACCTTTGTGCGCAAGGGCAGCCAGTTTATTTGCCAGAGCGGTACCACCGGTCCTACCTCTCAGGTGTCGTTCTTTGGTGCGCCATCCCCTACGGGTCCGGTCGACATCTCCGCTCAGTTGATGATGACATCGGGTACCGCGATCCGCAGCACCCCCGGTATTGCCTCCGAAACCCCGGTGGCGGGTCTGGCGCGGGTGGACGGGCGCGGCTGGTACGCGGCGAGCTTTGCGGCGTCACGGGTACTGACCGATGCGGAACATCTGGCGTGCTCCGGTTACATCGAGGCTGCCAGTGACAAGCATATGTACGGGATCACCACCAACGAGCAAACGTGTCTCGATCCGGCGAATTCGACGGATATCGGGTCATCGGCGATGCTCGCCGATTATATGCGGACAGTGATCCAATGGTCACTGACCAATCCCTACGCGATTTGTTCCTTTTTCGGTCGGGCACTGACCGTGAACTTTGAAGGCGTGAACACCACGCTGACCATGAAGTTCAAGGTCGAGCCGGGTGTCATGCCAGAGATACTCTCCGGGTCGGAGGCAACGACACTCGCCACCAAGCGGATCAATGTGTACGTCATGTACAACAACGGCGCGGCGATCACCCAAGAAGGTGTCATGTCGGGCGCAGCCTATTTTGACGAGATGCACGGGCTGGATTGGCTGAGCAATCGGATACAAAACGATCTGTGGAACGTGTTGTACACCAGCCCGAAAGTTCCGCAGACCAATCCCGGTGTCCACGTTTTGGTGACTACCTGTGACGGCGCGCTGTCACAGGGCGTGCAGAACGGTCTGGTCGCGCCGGGTGTGTGGAACGCACCGGGTTTTGGCGAACTCCAGCAAGGTGACACCCTGCACAACGGTTGGTACACCTTTGCCAACAATGTCGACACACAGTCACAAGCGGATCGCGAGGCACGTATTGCACCGTTGATTCAAATCGCGGTGAAGCTCGCCGGTGCGATTCACTTTGTCGACGTGTTGATCAACGTCAACAGATAGTAACTCAATGACTGAAGGCGGGCCAGTCACCCGAATGGGGCAGTCACTAATCAGCGCATTACCGCCCGCCTTCTTGTTGTTACTAGTGATGAACTTGCTGTTTTTGGGTTTTGTGACATGGCTGATGAAGGACCAGTTAGAGCGACGCGATGACATGGCGCGCGAATTGTTTGAGCGTTGTTTGGCAGTCGCGTTACACGATACGCCGTGAAGAGGAGGTGACAGATGGCGACAGGAAATGCGGAGGCGTCACGTCGTTGGCGTTCCCGCAATCCTGACCGGGTCAAGGCGTTGAACGACGCGCGTGACCGCGACAAGCTCAACGCGCTCTCCCGTGACTATTACCGGAGGAACGCCGAGACACTTCGTCCGGCGGCAAGACAACGGCGGCGAGAAAACTATCACAAAGACCCCGAAACCGAAGTTGCGCGTTCTGTTACCTATCGCAAGAACAACCTCGCCAAGGTCAATACACGGCTGCGGTGTTGGCGGAAGGACAAGCTGGCGACGGATTTTGTCTTCAAGCTAAGTGTCAATCTGCGTCGTCGTGTGAGTCACGCGATTCGCAGAGGCTCGGCGGTTCGCGATCTTGGCTGTTCAGTAACTGAATTGAAAGCGTGGCTTGAGGGGCAGTTTGTGTCCGGCATGACCTGGGAGAACTACGGCCCAGTCTGGCATGTTGATCACAAGGAACCGCTCGCCGCTTTCGATCTCACCGATCCGGTGCAATTCAAGCAGGCGTGTCACTACACCAATCTCCAGCCGATGTTTGCTCTAGAGAACTATAGGAAGGGCGCGCATCGGTATCGTGTCTATCTAGTTGAATAGGAGGGAAAATTGGCCACCTACAGTTTCAACGATAATATGTGCGCGATCTCCGGACCCAATGGTGCCTTCAGCCTGGGTTACGGATCGTGTAACTCGGAAGGCGGTATCTCGGTCAATATGGTTGAGGATAAGTCGACCATGACGATCGGGGCCGATGGTTGTGTCATGCATTCGCTGCATTCCGGCAAGGGCGCGACAGTCACCGTTCGGCTGTTGAAGACCAGCCCGACCAATTCGTTACTGTCGCAGATGTACGCGATGGACACAGGCACTGTCGGTAACCCACAAGGCACTGCCAACCACGGACAGAACCAGATATCGATCCGTGACTTGCAACGGAACGATGTCATTACGTGTCAACAGTGCGCGTTCGCGAAGTTCCCGGATGTGACATTTGCCAAAGAGGGCGGCGAAATGGTGTGGACGTTCCACGCCGGTGTCGTTGACTTCATCCTGGGTTCCGGGCTGGCGGTCGCGTTCTAAGACACCATTAGTCACACAGGGAGGGTGACAAAATGGAAGAACTGGAACTGAAAGATACATGGTACCGCACGGGGAAACTCGATGCGTTCAAGCAGTTTCACCTGTTCCGCAAGCTGATGCCGCTGTTTAGCGGGATGGGTGAGACTGCGGCGGTACGTGTTGCGCGTGCCGCAGGCGCGGTGGGTGCCTCAGATGGTGTTGTCGGTTGGGCGTCGTTTGGGCCGGTCGCCCAGGCTATCGCTGATATGACACAAACCGACAGCGAGTTTATCATCAAAACGTGTCTCGCCGTGTGTCAGCGAAAAAACCCGACAGGCCAATGGGTACGGCTGACCACGCCGCAGGGTGACTTGATGTTCGAAGACATCGACCTGGAGGTTATGCTGTCACTGTCGTTTGCGGTGATCCAGGAAAACCTTGCACCTTTTTTTCCAGGCCGCTCCCTCAACGGTTCGGGAGCAGAGGTGGCCCAGCCATCGAATCCGTCGATATGACGGATGAAGAGTACTGGATCATGCGCCCGGTACTCGAAGGGATGTGTCTCTACGAATCGTTGGTAAACGGCGTATTAGACTTAGCCGATGTGTCACGGATGAATGAGGCACTGGACGTGCGCGCCGAGTTACGCGCGCGTGTCCAGGACGCGGTAGAAGCGGAACGGAACCGGTGACATGGCCGATACGGTACTCGAATCATTCCTGATCAAGCTCGGTTACCAAATCGATCAGGCGAGTCAGAAGACCTTCTTGTCTGCGGTCGGTGGCGCAGCCAAGATGGTCACCGAGTTCGCCGGTGCCATCGCGGCGATGGCGATTGCGGTCGAGGAAGCTGTACGCCGCACCGCTGCGCAGATGGCGCGGCTGCACTACTCGGCTGAGTTGGCGGGTGCCAGTTCCCAAGCAATGAAACAGTACGCCAGCGCGGTGCAAGCCGTTGGTGGTAGTTACGAGCAGGCGATCGCGTCACAGGAACGCTTTGGTCAGTTCTTGTTACAACAGCCGTGGATGCGTGGTTACGCCCAAGGGACATTGGGGCGGCAGTTTGCCAATACCGCTGATTTTATGGAGGGGATCACTCAAAAGTACCACCGGTTGGTGCAGCAGTTTGGTGAAGGAAGTAACCAAGTCCAGGCTTATCGTATCGAGCTAGAACAGGTACTCGGTATCGATATGAAGCCACTGATTCTGGCGGATAAGGACTGGGAAGGTCACAATGCGGCAATAGAGCATTCTAATAAGCTAATCGATGCGGCTGGGTACCGCTGGGATTTGGCGGAAAAGAACGCGGTTCGTCTGACACGCCAATTCGATTTTCTTGGTAACACCGTCGAGCGTTACTACAAAACGTCGATGGCTGGTATGATGGAGTTTTTGACTAGTATCTTTAAGGAGATTGATGATTGGTTACTGGAACAGTTACCGAAATTTGAAGAGTGGATGGATGAACTTGATCGGAAGTTCCAGACACATGATTGGGAAGCTGTTGGTCAGCAGGTTGGTGAGGCGATCGGTAAGGCGGTCAAGTTTTTCGTTGAACACTTTTCGGAGTGGTTCGCAGCCGGTGTGTCTATCGGCAAACAGATCGCTGAAGGTATTGTAGAGGGCATCATCGAGGGACTTGTCGGTGCCAATGTCTGGGATAAGATCAAGGACATAGTCAAACCTACCGTTCACATTACCGGTGAGATCGGCGCGGGGTTACTCAATCCAACTGAACTCATTCACCGTGGGTTACAGTGGTTGGGCTTAGCGCCTCCTACACCTGGGGCACCAGGGGAACCAGGGGAACCCCAACTGACACCGGGGAAGAAGCCGGGTACCTACCAGCACGGCGGTATTGTTCCCATCAACGCCCACGGCGGCGAGATGGTACTGCCGCAGCCTATCAGTCAGGGACTCCAGTCATTCTTTGGTGAAGGCGGTGGTTTTGGTGACGCGATAGACGAACTCGGTCAATGGATAGAGGGTGTCTCCGGGTTTGAGCCTGTAGTGAGCTTTGCCGATGACATGTTTACTAAGCTGACTGACACATTTGAAGAGGCACTTCTTCGGGTGTTTATAGATGGCGGCAAGCCTGGATGGTTTGGTGAAGGCACTGGCGGCGGTGGAGGAGGTGGTGGAGGAGGTGGAGGAGGTGGCGGCGGCGGCGGTACACCCGATCAGGGCGCGCCAGACACCGGTCCACCTAACCAGACCTTTAGTGAGAGTCGCGCCAAGTTCGCGGAGGAACTCAAAAACAATCCGGACCTGCAACAAAAGATGATGGCGATTGCGGCGGGTGAGCAACAGAACCCGCAGGGTCACCAAGCCGTACTTGAGACAATGATGAACCGCGCGGAGTTACGCGGTACCAGTTTGTCTGAACAGGTGAAGCGGTACGGTATTGAAAGAGGCGGTTATTATAAGGGTTGGAACCCGGCAGCTTATGCCGCGAACAAGAAGATGATGGACGAGAATCTGGCGAAGGTACTCGCTGGGTCGAACATCAGTAACTATGCCACCGACAATGCTTCGGCACAATTGGCACTCGATGACATGCGGTCGGGTAAGTACAGGTTCGCCTATAGTGCCGGTGGTGAAACCTTCTTCACCCCAGGTGCCGGTGTGCCGGGCGACTTGGCAAAGTTCCCGGCGTTTCGCGCGCGACACGCCGCTGGTGCTGGTGGTGACATGCCGCTACCGCCCGGTATCGCGACCGGTGGTGGTCAGTTGCTAAAGGCTGGCAAGGGCACCGATCCCGCGCTTATCGAGATCATGCAGCATGCCTTTGCGGCGGGCTTACCGGCAGGGTGGACTGCGGAACAGACATCGGGTGAGCGGAGCGGTGACACAAGGTCTGCTCATTTTGGTGGTCATGCCGGTGATTTCCAGATTTTTGATGCCGCTCACCAAGCGATTCGTAATCGTGGTCTGGCGACCTCTGCGATGTATCGCCAAGTCGCGGTTCAGGCGTACCTCTATGTCATGCAGAAGTACGGCACCGAAATGGCCAAGAAGCTAGGTTGGGGCGGTCACTTTGGTACCGCGATCGGTGGCGGCGGTGAAGCCGACACGATGCACTTTGACTGGTTGTTTAAAGGGATACGTGGCCACATCGGTGACTCGAAGGCGGAATACAATGAGGCACTGCGGCTTTTTCAAACACAGAGACAGAATATGCAGGAAACCGTTCGGCAGGATCAGCAGAACCAGACACAGTTCCGTTCAGGCATGTACCCGCAGGCGACGCCGCATGTCGATAACAGTACCAACACAACGGTTGTCAACGGTGTCACTAATTATCACGAAGCGATCCCTGGAAATGTGATGAACAACAAACACGACTCCTACCAGAAACGTAACTCAAGGACGATGTACTCATGAGCGGTGGTCCCGGTGATGTAACTGTCGGCGGCGGCGGTGACTTTCCTTACGGTACCTTAGATAAGGACCGTTTCGCCAGCACTGCTACTCAGACCAACAACTTCGCGGCATCGGACCTAACCAAGGATTCGGCACTGACCGAGTCCTGGCGCAAGCTCGCGTTCCAGATGCAGCCGTCACAGGGTGCGGGGTCGGGACAACTTGACCCGGAATCAATAAACAACGACGCACAGTGGATGCGGGTGTTTAGTCTGATTGTGTACAAGGCGGGCGCGAACTCCGCGAACACCGGTAACCAATCGACCCAGTCCGGAGCCACCTCTTCGCCAGGAACTCCTGTCCTACTGCGGGCGCGTGACACACCCTCGACCACCCTAGACCCGCTCGACATTACGGCACCGGCAACGACGCAGCAACCGGCGCAACAGGATCGTGGAATCGACCTGTCGAACCTGCGGTGTCGGTTCAATGTTAACAAGACGACAAATCAGTCACCGAATGTATTCTTCGCGCGTGTGTACAATTTGTCACCGACCACGCTGGCGAAGGTACTAGAGTTTACCCGCGTGCAAGTCCACGCTGGTTACCGCTATGCCAACTATGGGATGATCTTTGATGGTCGAGTGGTGCAGTACCGGCGCGGCAAAGAGAACCCGGTTGACACTTATCTTGAGATACACGCCGGTGACGGTGACGGCGCGGTCAACGAAGCGATGTTTTACGGGGTGACTCATCCGGGAACAAAGGTTGCGAAACTTGTGCAAGATTTGCAAGCGGCACAGAAAAAGTATGACCAGGATTTAAAAGACCCGGCACCGCTCCCGAAAGATGCCTATGATCAATATATCCGAAAGACACGGCTCGATTTTGGTCAGGTGAGAAATATCCAGCGTGAACTAGATAATGCCTGGGAAACCCAGCATGGGATCGATAATGGGTTGCCGGTGATTATACCCAAGGGCGCGTACCGCACCGGTGAGGCGGTAGTATTGTCACCAAAGACCGGTCTTGTCGGACTGCCGGAAGTGACCCCGCAGGGTATCCAGGCGAAGTGTCTGTTGAACCCGCGCATTGTCTTAGGCGGTTTGGTGAAGATCGATAACAGCGTCCTGTCTGGCGTGGCATATACACCGGGTACCGCAGCCCAGATTGACCAGAATGGGAACATTGTTGCCGGGAACCCGACCGGTGGTCTATTGACTGGTGAACTTGCCCAAGCCTTGCTCAAGCAGCAGCTTGAAGTCGCCTGGACGAGTCCGATCGGGCTGTACAAGGTGCTCCTGATGAATATCAACGGTGACACTCGCGGTAACTCTTGGTACAACGAAATGATAATGGTTGCGCTGGATAGTAACGGTAACCTGATGCGTGACGCAAACCCGTCCAACGCATTCCGCCGTGCGACCACGGCTGCGATCAATGCTCCGGTGAGGTAACGATGGCATCGGTTCCTCCTAGTCTTCTGACACCCGGTGGCGGCGCTCTAGCGCAGCCCTACGGGAACTGGTCACCGGCGTTCTTTATGCCGCACGCGCGATCGATTGGTGGTATCGTCGCCCAGGTGACAATTGACGAACAGGCCAATGATGACATACAGATCACGGAGCACCCGGTCGAGCAAGGTGCCCCTATAGCGGATCATGCGTTTAAGCGTCCCGCAACTGTCACAATACGCGCAGGATGGGACCGGCAGCATGCGTGGGACTTAAGTGCCGAAACCGGTGTCTATGGTTTGTTACTATCATGGCAATCGGCACTGTTACCGTTTGATGTATACACCGGGAAGCGCAAGTACACCAACATGCTGATCGAGCGGTTGGGAGTGACAACCGACAATCACTCCGAGTTCGCGTTGATGGCACAGATCACTTGTCGGCAAGTGATTATTGTCGCCACCGCGACGACAACAAACACCGGGTTGTCAAACAACCCAAATGACCAAGCGAACCCGGCACAAACCGGACAGGAGTCAAATGGCGGTAATAAGCAGGCCGGTCAGACCGGTTATTCAACAGGCGGTCAGGCTACCCTCGCGTCACCGGTTGCTGGCGAGACTCTCTCGCAACCGCCTGCGGCGTCGCAACCGCCATCGTATGCACCTTCGGAACCAGGATCAGGCATGCTTACTGGTGGTCAGTTGAGTTTTACGACACCGCAAGCGGACGCGGTTAATTTGCAGCTTACCAGTAACTATGCGGAGGTTCCCAACAATCCGCCGATCCAGCAAGTCCAGCAATCGTACACAGGAGCGGAACAGGGTGTTGAGGTGATAATTCCACCACCACGTAGGCGGTAACAATGTCGACCATCTGGCAAGTTCCACTGTCACCGCGTAACCAGAAACTGGTTATGGATATGGGAGGTACTAATTACACTCTGCATTTCAATTACAACATTGTGAACCAGACGTGGATTTTGGATATCGGTGACGCGAACGACAACCCGATCTGTCGGGGTATTTCGCTTGTCACCGGGGTGGATTTGCTTGGCCAGTTCCGTTATCTGGGTATCGGCGGCGGGTTACCGCTGATCACGATGACGGTTGGTGTGGGTCACTCACCGGACGAGATACCGACCTTTGACAATCTCGGTATCGACGGTCAGGTGTTTTTTCAGACACTGAGGTAGTGATGAGCGGTGGTTACTTTGACACCTTAGAGCGGTTTTTCGATCCTGACGAAACCGTTCGCCAGCAACAGGACGCGCATCAAGCGCGCATGTGGACCGCGCTGCCTGTCATCATCAATAAGCACATACCTGAAAAGAACACCGTTGAGTCACAACCAGCCACCCAGCTTAATGTGGTCGACGGCAGGACCGGTCAGGGTAAGTGGACAAGTATCCCGGCAGTGGACGATCAGCCGCTGTTACTGTTGGGTGGCGGCGGGATGGCGATCACCATTCCGGTCAAGCAGGGTGACGAGGGTCTGGCGATCTATTCCAGCCGTGACACCGAAAACTGGTTTGTGGACGGCGGTGTGGGACCGCAGGCTTCGGCGCGGATGCACCACTTGTCCGATGCTTTTGTGATCCCTGGTTTTCGGTCACAACCGAACAAGATACCCAACGTCAGTACCACCTCCTGGGAGGTGCGGACCAACGACGGGCGTACCAAGCTCACCTTCAACCCGAACCAGGGTGGTCACGGGCTTGACGCCGAAGGGCGCGCCACGGGTCCAAGCAGCGGGATGTTCACGTTCACCGCGCCCGACAACCCGACCAGTGTTCTCGGCAAGGCACTTAACAGCGTTGTCCAGAGTCAACTACACAATGTCAGTGACTCTGTTAGTCATATTGTTCAGGCGGCGGGAGCCGCGAATCCCGCTTCACTGATTGGTGGCGCGCTGAACGCTGCGGAACAAGCGATCGGCTCTTGGCAATCTATTCTCAACGGGTCATTTCAGGTTCCAATTAACAACATCATCCATCAAGTCACCGGACTTAACTTCTCCGCTGTTCAGAGCCTTAATGATGTCGCCAATGTCATCAACACCGGACTGAGTGCCGCAGCGGGAGGGTCTGCGCTCGCCTCGATGGCGTGGAACGCCGCTAGTAACGCCTTCAATATGACTGGTGTCACTTCGGGTATCAACTCGGCGATCGGCGCTCTTAGTACGCTCACGAATATCGGTAACGGCATCGCAAATCTCGGCACCGATATCTCGTCACTGCTAAAAATGACTTCCGGTCTTGTAAACAACATAGTGGGTGGAACTGGCCCAGCGCAGAACTTGATCAAGATTTTGGCGCAAGGTCAGATCACCATTACGGCAGCGAGTCAGTTACTACACACTACGCCGCTCGCGTCGTTTAGCAAGGATGTCAAGGCGTTTGGCAAGATCGACGCTTCGCAGGGGTTTTTTGTCAACGGAGTTCCGATCGGTGGCGGCGGCGGTGAAGGTAGTCCTGGACCGCCGGGACCACAGGGACCACCGGGACCGGCAGGCCCGCAGGGTCCACCGGGTGCCAATGGTAACACGATCCTGAATGGTCACGGACCACCTCCTGGCACCACTGGTGTCAACGGTGACTTCTATATTGACACCGTGGCCGAGTCTATTTATGGCCCGAAGTCGGGTGGTGTCTGGGGCGTAGCTACATCGCTGGTCGGACCCACGGGACCACCGGGTATCCCTGGACCGCCTGGGCCGCAGGGACCGCCGGGTGCGGGCGTGAGTTTCCAGACCGGACCAGGGCTGACACTCGATACCACTACGACACCGTCGACACTCGATGTCGCGACACCTTACCTGCCATTAAGCGGAGGTACTGTCACCGGCAGGGTGATGCTGGACTTTAATACTGGTCCCTTACCGCCGCAGCTTACCGGTACCATGTTGTGGCTGCGCCAGCTAGACGGCACGCCCGCACGGTTGCAGATCGATTCATCGGGAGCCGGGTTTCAGCCAGTCCTCACGATGCGCACCACGCGCGGTACCTACGCGTCACCCAGTGCGACACAATTGAATGATCCTCTGGGTCAGTTTAGTTTCTACGGTTACGGTGCTACGGGCTATAGTCCCTCCAGTCGCGCGCAATTGACTGTGCGTGCCACCGAGAATTGGACCGACACCGCGCAGGGTACTATGTGGCAGTGGGGTGCCACGGCAAAAGGTTCCAACATAGTCACGCAAAACTGTTTAGTGGTCGATCCGACCGGCGCGACCCTGATCGGCCCGCTGACGCTACCTAGCGATCCGACCTTAGCGTTACACGCCGCGACCAAGCAGTATGTCGACGCGCACGCCGCTAGCGGCACGCCAGGACCGCCGGGTCCGACCGGTGCTACAGGCCCAGCGGGACCGCCTGGAGCCACCGGTGCTACGGGTCCGGCAGGCGCGGCGGGCACTCCAGGAACCGCCGGTGCGACCGGCGCGACGGGTCCGCAGGGTCCGATCGGTTTAACCGGTGCTGCGGGCGCTACAGGCCCAGCGGGCGCGACAGGGGCCACCGGCGCGACGGGTGCAGATTCGACTGTGCCGGGACCGCCTGGGGCTACAGGTGCAACGGGCGCGCAAGGTGTTGCTGGTCCCACGGGTCCAGCGGGGCCGACAGGTGCAACGGGTGCCACTGGTGCCGCGAGCACGGTTCCGGGACCGACCGGACCAGCGGGACCAACAGGTGCCACAGGCACAACCGGACCTACAGGTCCGCAGGGTCCGAACTGGCAAGTTGGTCCCGGATTGGCACTTAACACCGGTACCACGCCGAACACGATAGATGTAGTGACACCTTACCTGCCGTTAACCGGAGGTACTGTCACCGGTTTGGTGACTCTGAGTCAGAATGCCGCGTCACCGCCAGCCATCGCTCAGACGATGTTGTGGCTGGTGCAAGCGGACAATTCTCACCCGCGTGTACTACTTGATGCGTCCAATACCGGTATCCCAACTATCTACATGCGAGCGGTTGGCGGTACGATCGCGTCACCAACAGCGACCATCAACAACCAGATTCTGGGTTCATGGGAAGGTCGCGGTTACGGCACGGCATACACCGGGACACGCGCCTCGATACAGTTACAAGCCGCTGAGTTGTGGTCGGGAACCGCGCAGGGCGCGCGGGTGATTATAAATGTGACCGCGCCCACCACTGCGGGCAATGCCGCGTTGGTTGCCACCTTTGCCAGCACCGGATTGACACTAACCGGTAATTTGGCTGCGGTTAATGGTACTTTTAGTGGTACGCTGAATGTTACCGGAGCTACGACGCTCGCTGCGGTAACAGTGACAAGCCTGACTCTCAGCGGGAATTACCTCTATCTCAGTGGCGGAACGGGCACAGTCAATGGTGTGGGTGGACCGTTTATCTACGGTGACCCAAACTATATCGCGCTACATGTCGGATCGGGGAACGATGGCATCCTGTTCCAGGACAAGAACGGGGTGAATTTTGCGAACATCTCTTCCAGTGGTATCTATTCCAGTAACGGTGTCGGTTTTGCCAACGCAAGCGCCAGCTACGTGTATGTGTACGAACCCGGCGGTAACGCGGCGCTGGTTCTCGGAAACACCGGCAGCGGCGGTGACCCGACCAACTACTACCGGAACACGCACCATCGTTTTCAGACGGTAGGGGGTGCCGCCGATGTAGTGCTTATTCAAACCACTGACTCACAGTCTACAGTCTACGCCAACCTCACTCCAACTCGCTGGCGGATGGCGATCACCAGCGGTGACGATATAAACGCGGGAACTATCGACTATCGCGGCTTTGACACAAGCTCGCTCAGCATTGTTGGGGCTGGTACGACGTCACCTAATCGTAATGTTCGTATCTACGATAATTTGATAGTTGTTAACAATCTCTCGCTAAGCGGCTCGATTACAAGCGCGCTCAATCTCACCAGCGCGGCACCGCAGATCACGCTCGCTAACGCCACGTCGAACTGGATCAGTTGGCTTGCCAGCGGCATCGGTGCCCCTACCTTCACGACGCGATCGGTCGGTACAAAGCTGATTCTTTATCCCAATGAAAGCGCGTCTGCGGTCGATTACGCGATTGGGATAGAAGGTGGTGCGGTCTGGTTTTCGGTGCCAAACGCTACGGCGGGAACCTTTTTCTGGTACGGCGGCGTCACGCGGATGATGTCGCTGTCAAACAGTGTGTTGATACTCAACGCGACGACGACAGTGCCAACCGCGACGGTTCTTAGCGGCACAGCATTGTGGCTGCAAGGGGCGGATGGCAGCGGCACCCGCTTTCTGATCGATGCGTGGGGCAGCGTCCAGCCGCTCTTCACCTTCCGGCGCGCGAACGGCACGGCGGCGGTACCGACCGCGACGCAAGCGAATGACGTTCTGGGGGTGTTTAACGCGATGGGTTACGGCGCGACCGGGTATAGTTCCGGGGCGCGGGCGGCGTTCCAGTTTGTCGCCTCTCAAGCATGGACGGACACTGCGCAAGGCACGCAAATCCGTCTATTGACGACACCTGTCAATACGGCGGCGGCGATCACCAGCGTTACTATTGATGACACGACGATCAGCGTTCCCAGCGTCCTCGCGACGATAGCGGGTGGCGCGGGCCAAATCCGCATGGCCCCGGCTAATTCAACATCCGGCATCGGCGCGATGTTCCGGCTCGACACCTCTAATCTCTATCTGTTGTTCACTGCCAGCGGTGACGCCTTTGGCGGGTTCAATTCACTGCGCCCGCTGTATTTCAATGTCACGACCGGCGATGCGACGTTTGGCGGCAATCTCTTAGTTGTCTCTAGCTTCTCAGTCAATGGAGGCAGTATTAACTTAGGTACTGCCACAGCGCGGATCACGGCGGCAAGCGGGGTTATAGATTTTGTGCTGCCGACCAGCGGCACGTCATTCCGTTTCTGGAACGGCGGCGCTGCGACTCAGATCGCAGCCATCGACAGTGCTGGTGCTTTCTGGTCGAACGGTATTGAATGTATGTATTCCAATGTTCCCGGTGCGAGCGGTTACGTGACACTGCTTGATCACGCGGGCAACGGTGCGATCTATCTCGGTGACAATGGTAACAATTTCTATCGTAACACCATTCATAATTTTCAGACTATCGGTGGTGCGGTAACCCAACTGATAATGGGTGCCTCATACATAATTGCTTATATGAATTTGTATCCGACTAGTGACAACACGTTGAATTGCGGTCTTAACGGAACCGCGTGGGCCAATGTTTATGCCCACGCGTATCCCGGTGCCAGTGACCGGCGGCAGAAGAGTGACATTATCGATCTACCGGAGTGTCTGCCGTATGTGATGTCACTCAACCCGCAACGGTTCAAATGGAACAATGGACTCGAAGAGAAGCGTGACATCGTGCATTGGGGCTTTATCGCCCAGGATGTTGAAAGTGTCATTGGCGGCGGTAAGGAATTTGGTGGACACCAAATTGACGAGGAGACTGGCAATCAGTCACTCGACAGTCGGGAACTAACAGCCATCCTCTGGAAGGCGGTTCAGGAATTGGCAGCGGAAGTCACCTCTTTAAAGGAACAGATGCATGGCCGAATACAGTGACGTTCCCCAGATCAACGCGCTCTATGCCGAGAACCAGCAACTCAATAATGCGGTTGCGATGATCGATGCGGGTGGTCCGTTGACAACGTTTACCATCGGACCACCTCCACCTTCGGGTACTGAGCCGGTGACGACGATGATGATGGCGGCGATGATTTCTGTGCCCGGTCCTAACGATCCGCAATTGATGGCTGATCTGCGGGCGTGGCTGGTCAACCGTTCCAATGCGGTTGAGGCTGAACTGGCGGCGCTTGGCGTGGCCAATACGCCGGTTGCGGAAAAGACGCCACCGACTGGTGCCACCGGCGCGACAGGTGCGTGATCCCTCAACACGCGATATACTTCGCCCAACCCCAGGAGGTAGCAAATGTCTGCATATGATGATCAACAGCAAATCACCGCGCTCTACACCGAGAACGAGTCGATCGGGCAAGCAATCGGTCTGATCGATGCTGGCGGAACCCTGTCTCATTTCACCGTTGTCGGCGCGCCACCGCCAACCGACAGCCCAGGCGGCCCGCCAACCACGTTTAACCCGCCGGTGGCGATCTTTATGGCCAAACCGGCTACCACCGCGACAATGTCGGCGATTCGTACCGAACTCGTCAACCGTTCTACCGACATTGTCACCGCGTTGACCAATCTGGGAGTCACTGGCGCGGTTCAACAGCCTGCGCCGCCAACCGTCGTGCCGGGTAACACCACCATTCCCGCTGTTTTGTATAACGGTGCGGTTGTCGCTTCGGCGGCTGTTGGTGACACACTCACTTCTACGACGGGCACTTGGTCAAACCAGCCAACCGGTTACTCTTACCAGTGGCAGAGTGACGGCGCGAATGTCGGTACCAACAGCAACAGTTATGTTGTTGTCGCGGGTGATTCCGGTCATAGCATCGTTTGCGTGGTGACAGCGACAAACGCCATCGGGTCTACCGTCGCACCGGCAAGTAACACGGTGAGTATCGCGTAACTTTTTGTGAGGAGGAACTTATGCTAGGTCAACCCACGCCGATCCCGGCAACCATGCCGATGACAGTGACTCTGGAAGCGCAGCAATGGAACGGTGTCATGACGGCGCTTTCGGAAGCGCCGTACAAGATCGCCGCACCGTTGCTTGAAGCGATCCAGGCACAGTTACAGAGTTCGCTTCAGTCATCGATACCGCCAAAGCTCCCCAATGGCGAGGCACTCGCCGCTCAACCCCCAATGTCAGTGGCGGTTCCCGATGCGGCTGCGTAAGCAAGACACGCAGGGAGATTATCAATTCGGTCACAACGGGGCCGACTTTTGGTACAATCAGGTTGAAGGTGTCGGGCAGGCAATCGCCACCCGACTCTTGCTGTATCGCGGCGAGTGGTTCCTCGATGCGCAGGAAGGAACTCCGTGGGGAGGGTTCCCGCTTAACCCCCAGGTGGTGGCGCAGGGGCAGGTTCTGGGGATGCACACGGAACTGACACGCGATGTGGCGCTTCGTGTCCGTGTGTTGGAGACACCCGGTGTGCAGACGATCGACGTGTACGCGTCACAGGTCGATACGAGCACTCGGCAGTTTTCGGTGCAAATGATTGTCACCACGATCTACGGGCGGCTCGGCTTCCAGGTTACACCGATCGTCGAACGCCCGTATTTCGTGCTTAATTGGTCCGCGTTGACCGGGAGTGCCCCGCTATGACGACACCGGTTATTGTCACTATTGACGCAAGCGGTATCAGCGCGGTGCCGTTCGAAGAGGTGCTGGCCTACTTCCAGAACCAGTTCCGCGCCATTTACGGTGTCGACATCGATATTGATCCAGATACCCAAGATGGTCAGTTACTGGGTATCTATTCCCAGGCACTCGATGACACTAACAACGCGGCGATCACCGCATTCAATTCGTTCCGTCCTGGCTTCGCGGTCGGTGCGGGTTTAAGTTCCATTGTCAAAATCAACGGGATCGCGCGAAAGATACCGACTAACAGCACTGTCACCGTGACACTGGGCGGAACTATCGGTACGGTGATCCAGAATTCCTATGTCAGTGATAGCCTGAACCTGGGTACTCAATGGTTTATTCTCGGTCCTGTGACTATTCCGCCAGCCGGTGTTATCGATACGATAGCCGTGTCCACGGCACAGGGCGCAGTCGTGGCTGCGCCGGATACAATATTGAACATCGACACGCCGATACCGGGCTGGCAGACGGTTACTAATGCTAATGCAGCGGTTGTCGGTAACCCGGTTGAAACCGATGCGCAGTTGCGCCGCCGTCAGACCAAGTCAACCTCGATACCGGCGCAGACGGTCCTGTCATCGATCCAGGGTAACTTGTTGACGTTGCCCACGGTGACACGCGCGCGCGTGTACGAGAACGCCACGTTTGTCACCGATCCGGTGACCGGTATTCCGTCACATAGTATCGCCGCCGTGGTCGAGGGTTCCGATCCAGTGGCAATTGCGCAGAGTATCGCCAACACCAAGCCGCCGGGTATCCCGACTTATGGAAATGTCACCGAGACGGTGATTGACTCGAAGGGTATGCCATCGACAATCAAGTATTTTCAATTGGTGAACATTGAAATCTCCGCGCTCATTCATTTGACGGCGGTGCTTGGTTACTCGGACGCGATCGGCGCGATGGCGTCGGCGTCGCTGATGCAGTACGTCAATAACCTGGAGATCGGCACCAGCTTGCACTTGGGCGATCTCTACTCGCCGATCAACCTGGACGGTGATGCCGCCACGGAGGCGACAGGGCAGCCTCAATCGGCTCTGGACCCCTTGGGTGCCACCTACTCGATTAACACGCCCTCCGGGCTTGCGCTGGCGCGCAGCGACATGACGGTGGTCGGTGGACCGTACACCGGCAATGGTATCAACGTGGTCAACCCGGCCCGCTTCGTCGTAGGTGAATCGATCTGGTTGACGTTGAACACCATGACCTACATGCTGACCCGAATCACCTCGATCAGTGGTACGGCGATCTTTTTCGCCGACAACATCCAGGCCGGGTTCTCGGTGCCGCCGGGTTCCATCGTGTACGGGGTGTTAGACATTGGGATCGAGTTTTACGGCGCAGCCGTGATCACAAACTCCAGTGACATCGTAGTGGTGGCGCAATGATCGATGGAACCGAACCCCCGCCGGATCGGCACGGTATTGCCGATATCACCTCGTATCTCGATGAAGTCACTTCGGAGCACAATCAGCAACCGAAGTATACCGAGATGCTCATTTGTCTGTTACAGCCATTTGGCGACACCACATGGCTGGAGACACATTTCTACGCGTACTACGATCTCGACACCGCCGTGGGCGAGCAACTCGATGGTGTCGGTGACTGGGTCGGGCGCACCCGGTTCCTGACGGTTCCGATCAACGCCTATTTTAGTTGGGACATTGAAGGTCTGGGCTGGAACCAAGCGAACTGGAAACGCCCGTTTGATCCGGATACCGGTATTGTGTCACTGCCTGATGAACAATACCGCAATCTGTTACGCGCGGTGATCCTGGCGAACCATTGGGATGGAACAATTCCCGGTGCCTATGCGGCCTACGACCAGCTATTCAAAGGCACCGGGTATTCGATCGCCGTACAGGACTGGGGTGACTGTACGATGGGTCTTCTGATCCTGGGACCAAGCCCGCCGGATCAGATCACTGTCGCGCTATTCGATACAGGGGAACTCGATTTGAAGCCCGCCGGTGTCGGAATGAGTCACTGGTATCCGACTGTGTGGCCAGCCGGTCCCGGTGGTACGCCGGTGTTCGGGTTCGATTGTATGGACACCACGATCGCGGGATGGGATGTCGGCGCGTGGGCAACCACGAAATCGCCATATTCTGATTGAATAGGGGAGTGACACCTTTGTTGTCGCTGAAAGAAGCTAGGGTTAGAGGAGTGACGCGCTACTTCACGGGCAAACCGTGTAAGTACGGACACGTCGCCGAACGGCTTGTTTCAAACAGGCGATGCTCCGTCTGTTTGGCACTTCTTAGACAACAACGGGGCTTCGACAATCCCGACAAACTTGGTGTCCGTGAGGCGCGCTATTATCGAGAGCGACCGGGATATCGAGGGACCGTGATTGCCAACGCCGCGCGTTGGGCTGAAACTAATCCGGAAGCGAGTCGTGATGCCAAGGCTCGTTACCGAGAGGCGAACAAAGAAGTTTGTGTAGCTAGGACTAGACGATCTAGGGAACTTAAGCCGGATTATTATCGTGAGTTGGCGCGTTGTTGGCGAGCTTCAAACCCTGACAAGAATCGCGCAAAAGCTACGCGATATAGAGCCAGAAGGGCAAATCCATACTGGGCGGATCAACACGCAGTTTCCGCAGTTTATAGTGCCTGCCCGCCAGGAGCGGTTGTCGATCATATAGTCCCGCTTAAAGGTTACACCGTTGAAGGTTACCGGATCAGCGGACTGCACATCGAGGAAAATCTGCAATATCTGACGCCTGTGGAGAACGCTCGAAAGTCTAATCGGATGCGTCTCGCAGATCAGGCATTATGCGAGGGGAGGGTGTAATATGTTGGAACTATCCCAGGCGTTTCGATATGTCACCTCTCTAGAGACACGTCGAACTTGTGCCGCGCAAAATGACTTTCTGCCCTTCGCCACAGGCGCGGGCGCGAATGTGCAGGATCAGCCGAGTTGGGCCGGGAACCCGGCGCGCGCTAACGGCTTTGTCGGCGGCTTAGCCAAGTCGATCGAGGCGAACAAGGCGATTCGTCAGCCCTCGTTCATCTCGGCGGGTATCGCTGAGTGGGTCAATGAGGCATTGGTGTCAGTACCTATTCTCGATGACGGTAACCTTGCCGAGTGGATAGCTAACTTCGATGCCGCGCTGCGTCGTGTGTTTGTCGCTGAAGCGCCGAATGACGGGAACACCTATGGTCGGCATGCGGGAACCTGGGTACCGTGCCTGCCTCTGACCGCTGGCCCTACGGTGCCACTGAGTGGTGACCTTTACGCGCCGAATGTTCGTTTGACCGGCAACTTGTTTATGGGCGGGAACTATGTGTTCTTTAGCGGTGCTACATCGGCGGGTCCAAATTTTTATATGGACACGGCGAATGCCTATATTCGTCCTGGTTCCGGTAACGGCTACCTGTTTTTCTACGACTCTGCCGCAGCCTCACACGCCAGCGTTAATCTGGCTACTGGTGACGCAGGTTTTAACAACATAAACGCCAACGCCGGTATCAATGCTGGCCTCAATATCAGTGCTGGTCAGTCACTGTATTGCGGTAACTCGCTTTTTGTCAACGGCATCCAGCTTTACAACAGCGGCGGCTGGCTGACTGGTAACGTGAACCTCAATTTGGGTTCCGGTAGTCTCTCAATGGGAGGTAACTTAAATGTCACTGGTAACATTACAAGCAATAACCAAGTGTCCGGTGCTTCTTTGTTCACCAGCGGTGCCGCCAATGTTCAGGGTAACTTAAATGTCACTGGTAACATTACAAGCAATAACCAAGTGTCCGGTGCTTCTTTGTACACCAGCGGTGCCGCCGGTGTTCAGGGTCACCTCCAGGTCAACGGTTCGGCTAATATTGTCGCCGGATTGACGGTTGATGGCTTCCATGATACCGGCAGTGCCCAGATCGATAATAGCGGTAGCATCGGCAGTGACGGATGGGCATATGTCGGCTTTGGTAGTCATTTCATTGGGTTCGGCTGGAACGGACATCTCAACATATATGTCGATGGCAGCTATGTCGGTGACGCCCTGTTCCCGAATGACATTCCCACGCCGATGTCCAACGATATTTACATCAACAACCCCGGTGACTTTGCTTACGGCATACCCGCAAACGCGCGTTTTTGTACCATTTCGGCGTGGGGTGGCGGCGGTGGCGGGAGCGGGAGTGATGGTGGCACTAATCCTTCCACCCAAGGTGCAAGCGGCGCGGGCGGCGGTTTTACAGCCGGTACTGTCGGAGTCACACCTGGGCAAAACATAACCGGGCATGTTGGTGAAGGCGGTTCTGGTGCTGTCAATGGTGCCCAAGCCGGTAACGGTAACACCACCGTCGTAAATGGTGCCGGATTTAGTTATGTTGCCTACGGTGGTGCCGGTGCCTCTTCTGGACCCGGTGCTGGCGGCGGTGGTGGCGGCGGTTCTTTCTCTATACAGGGTCAAGGTGGTACTGATCTTGACGGCTCTTCGTGGCCAGCCACGGGTTGCGCGAAGGGAGGTGATGCGGCGGGTGGTGGTGGTAAGGGCGGCATCTATAATGTTGGTGGCGTGCAGTACGCACCCACTGCACCGGGGGGTGGTGGAGGTGCCGCGTTCAACGCAAGCCAGGGACAAGACGGTACACAAGGTGGTGTCCGACTTCAGTTCTGGTCGTAGGAGTCACTGCGATGTCAATGCAAGGCTTTTACTACGGCGGGTACCCGTGGAAAGATTTTGGTATCCTGACCGCTGCCGATCTCAACGCTGCCATCGCGATAGCGATCCAGTCGGGTGAGAGTAGCGGCGGCGGTGCCGGTTCAATCCTGCCGGGAACTATCACCAACGACAAGCTGGCGACACCGTGGGTGATGATCGGCTCGACCCAGATCATCCTGGGGCAGACTGGTTACACCCAGATCACCGGTATGGCCAATCCGATCAATGGGAGTGACATAGCCAACAAAGCCTATGTTGATGCCGCCGTCGCTGGCGGGACCGGCAGCGGGTTGACCGTGGGGGTTAGCAGACAAGTTCCTGTTAATGGAGCCACGGTGAATTGTCCTGGCGGAAG